AGCCGTTGATTAATAATCCCGTTGCTCAATACCGATAGCTTATCCCTGTATTGCTCGGGAGCTTCGCTAACTAGCGTGTCCACATACGCCGTTGCTAAACCTTGGGCCTTGTCTGGGTTTGGGTTTTCATCAAAAATTCGGGAAACCTTTGTTTGAACCGCAGAAGCCGCCGACGTATAATACAGATCGGCAGTGGCTTGTTGGGCGATAAGATTTTGTCGCTGAAACGCCACCAGTGTTGAACTGGCCAGTCCAAGTACACGCTGTTGCGCTTGTGCCGCCCCAGCAATCCCAGCCGGTGTGACCGACGGAGCCTGAACCGGAGCCGAACGTAACGACACGCCCTGGCCTCCATACCGTGGTGTTCGAGATGCTAAGCTCATCGACCCCCTCGCATTGAATAATACGACGTAAGCCCCGCCAACGGAGCCCCAAGCAATCCGCCTTGTCGAGCTTGTCCTGCGGCGTAACCATATTGTCGAGCTTGAGCTCGTTCTTGGGCAATGCTTGTTCGCAACCCAAGCTCTCGGGTGGACGTAAACAATTTACCCAAGCGATCGGCTCTGGCCACCTTACTAACGTCTTCGGTTTGAATAGCCTCAAACGACCGACCAGATACCCCGGCTGAGCCAAACGCCGCTTGTTGCGCCGACATAACCGCCCGAAGCTGTTGCTGCCGTTGTAACTCGTCCTCCGCCGCTTGCGTTCGCTCAGCTTGCATTTGAAGCTCAAGCTGTTTTGCTTGCAATTCAGATTGTCGTTTTTGAAACTGAGCCATGTTTGCTTGCGCTTGCGACTGGCTATACGCCGAATATGCTGAAACTGCTGCGATAATTGCTACAAATGGTATTGCCATGATTACTCCTATTTTACCTCAATTAGTACACCTAAGACAATAAACTCCAACGGTTCTGTTTGCGTAATGGTGATTGTTGGTTCTCGATCGACACCGTTTAGATACACTTTTTTGTACCCGGAAAACGTTTGGATAGGTGAGTCGAATAAATCTCCGAATTGCCGAAACGCCGGCTCATAAGTATTATTCAAAAATTGCACCTGAATGTTTCGAGAATTGTGTAGCCGAATCTGAGCACTAACAAGCCGCCGATATTGGCCCGCCATTGAATAACCGCCAAGGTCCACGTCCACAGGCAACGTCTCTATACTCGCCGAAAAATTAATGCCCGCTTCAATCGCACTAACTTTTTGGGAGCTTGTAAAATTCCCACTCGCCACCGTAACATTTTGCAATATGTAATCGTCGCCCCGGACCTTGACCGTCTCACCGTCCAAATGGCCATAGCCCGTCCACGTATCTGTAGGCGAGCCGCTCGTTGAAAGTTTGGAAGCGTCCATATACGCAGCTTCGTTAAACTTCTCAATATAGCGTACCGTACTTCCATTGATTGTCCGTTTAACAATTACATAAACTGTTTCGTCCACAACGGGAATGTCCTCAAAGTCAGCCTCAGTCGTAAACAAACTCCATGCGGCCAGTCCAACAGAACGCAATGCGCTAAACACGGCAATCGTCCCGTCGGTATTCAATAAGTACACAAAATCAGCCGGGACCGTACTGGTCGCTTTTCGCACTACTAAACTGCGAGACGCCTTAATTAAATGCGACGAATACAACGACACGTTGGCGGCGTTGTAACTTTTCTCCACGTCGTTGTATAAAAACTCTCGAATAACACGGCCATTGTTCTGCACAAATATCGTGGCACCGTCAACCGACACCGGCGTAACTGCACTAGCTCCGTGGCCAGTAGCCGGCAAGACTGAAATGTTTTCGGGCGTAATTGGTTCAGTCTCACGGTTGGGCACATAATACTCTCCCGCCGTTGTAAAAATCTGAAACGTGCGCCCGGGGTATATTCGTTGAATTGCATTAAGCTCGTCGCTATCCAGAGTCACATCAATTGCGTCGGCGGCGTTACTGCCATTAATATCAAAATTATAAAAGTAACTAACCTTCGAGCCCCATAGCGTTTGCGGACGCGCCTTGCTTCCGCCAAACCACAACCGAGATTGATAAAACGTTAAACTCGCTGGCCACCCACGACTTGCGCTCCACGCCGGCTCATAACCAGATTCGTACTCCCAATCCCCGCCATTAATCGACGTATCGGGAAAGTCAACGTGCACGTCTCCAACAACTTCAGTTGCGCTAACATATTGAGTGATAAATAAAATCCCACCCTTTTTCCCAATCACATATTGATTAACACTGCCTGCGCTAAAAATACTTTGCGTTGAAGTAACGGTTACGTCTCGACCGCTTGCTGAGCTCAAAGTCAAATGGTTTGTCGCCGGTTCAGTCACCGTAACGCCGTTAAACGCATACACCGGTATGTGCTCAAATGTAACATAGGCCGCTGTCCATGCTGTATGAGACGTGCGTTGAATTTGAATCGGCTGAACATCGGGGTGTACCAAAAGCAAGGTGTCCGCCGATTGTGTAAAATCCATCTCTTTTATTTGGTCCAAGGTTAAAGTTGAGATCGGCGAGCTTGTTAGCGTCGTTTGTAAAACATCGTCTTTATAAACTTTTAACTCGCCAGCCGTAAACACCAACAGATAAGTTTGAATATTGTTAAACTCAAAATTAATCAAGCGAGCTTCTTGGTTTGACGTCGTTGCCGCCACGTATTCTAGCCCCTCTCGCCTAAACGCATACCCTTCGGGGCTCACGTATACATTGCGCAATTGCTTGGCTGAATCGGCGTATCGCTCACGGCGAATATCCATAATCGAAGTGGCGTTAATCTCACCCCCCACAAACGATCGCTGCGCCGCTATAAGTTTTGTTTTACGAGCCATTAGCCCCTAACCGCAAGGTAGCTCTGCGTTCCGGGGGACGTTCCTGTGCCCCCTGAGTTTTGAGAATCTATTAACTTAGCGTCAATCAACTGCTGCTTTAATAGATTGCCATATACCGCTGCTTTATCAGCGTCTTCCTGTAACGCAATGGCCAATAAACGAGCCAGATCAAACTCAAGCGCACGCGCAAAGTAGGCAGGGAATTTATGCTCGGGCGGCGAAAACGCATAAGTAATTTTCAATTGCGTGGCGTTACAATAAATTTTATCCTCATGAATCTCGTAATCTAGGGTAGGTGGGTTTTTCTTAATCAGCCTTAAATAGTTAGTCGGCAATTGAAAAGCGGCCGAGAAACCATATAGCGGAGTAGCCGCTAGTTTATTAAGCTCTACTTGGTTAATCGCAAACCGCCAAGGATGGCTCTGTAACAAGCCATCCCTAGTGGTGCTATATAGCGATTTACATAATTTAGCTTCACGCGTACTATCTGAAAACGACGTTATCTCGTCGGCTCCAATCAATAATAACGCGGCGGTGCATAAGCTAATATCTGTAATCGCCATAGTTATTAGTTAGTGTCCGTAGCCGTAATAACCAAACCGTCAGTGACGTCAACCACGCCGCCAGTGTTGCTGTTAACAACATTGAAGCTGTGGACGGGCGTTCCGCCAGTTGAAGACACAACAAGAATTATGTCGTTCACTTTCAAGTTTACGGACCGATCATTAAAATAACCGGCTGCTCGGATTACAGACAACGCATCGGGCGAGCTGTAAATGAACAAATCGGGAGTGTCCTGTCCGTACTGAGTGATTGCTTTAAATGAATTAATGTCGAATGCCATTTACCTGTCCTCCTTATACATATGACTCGTCAGTAGTAATTTTAACCAAACCAGACGCATCGATAACGCCAGCCTCAGCCGAAAAGTACATAACAATCTCGTCAGAAATAGTATTTGCGTTATACTCTACGCGCATAGTGAAGTCTCGGTTCATGACGTAACCGATCGCATCTCGCACATACGCAAAGTTTGTTCGGTCATTAGTCGCCAAAGGTAACCCACCTTCTGCTCCGTTATTGCCAATGAATTTGAAATCAAAGCCGTAAAAGCTAGAGATGCTACCATTCACCAAAGTTTTGACTGCGCTTGTATCAATCGTTTTAACATCGGTTTCTTGAGTCAAGTGGTGTTTGCCCCGTGCGCTCGCAACAATGTAACGGCCTTCATCCGGTACACCATCTTCGTCAAGCAATAAAGCTGCTTGAGCAATCATCGCAACGTTTAGGTTGTCGTTACTACCAGATATGTTTTTAGCAACAGTTTTTGACGGAGAAGCTGCAACCAAAGCGTCAATGATGATCTGGTCTTCTTTTCGGCGACACGCTCCAGTAATTGCTGGTTTTAACTCTGCAATTGCGTCGTAGTTAACTTCGCTTTTTAGAAAATCATCACAAGAGACACGCCCAGCGTATCGTTTAATCGTGATGGTTACTTTAGAAACCGGGGGGTTACTCTGTAAAACTTCCGTACCAACAGAGTGCTCAGTCATTCGGATCGCTCCGTAAATTGGAAACTGATGCGATTCGCCGCCAGTAGTTTTAACTCGTACGGTATTTCTTAATGTTCCGCCTTCTTCAATAAATTCGTGATGAACATCCGATTCAAACGTTTTGAATTGGATAGTGTTTAAAATATTATATGACATGGTTTATCCTCAATTCTTAACAACTAGTACAACAGTCGAATTGGGTTATCGCCACTTAGCGGGCCTCATCTGCCATTTAAAGTTTGGGTCAACTTTAGTTTTTTACGGGCTTTAAAAAAAGGTTACCATAAAAAAACTACAAACAGTATAACTTACTTTTTTTTAATTGTCAACCGGTATGCCCGCCGCTTGAAAGTATTTTCGCATTTTGCCTAAATACTCTTCTTGTTTTGCGGGGTAAGCCTCAAACAGATGACCATTTTCTTTCTGATACTTTCTAGCTTCTGATAAAAGCTCTTCGGCCGACTGTTTTGACACAGCCGATACGTTGCCCGACGGAATAGTTAGCTTTTCTTTAACTAGATTCCGGTGTAAAAAATCCAGTGCCTCTCCGGTCGTAGCCATGCTATCCAGTATTTTTTGATCGGCTTCGCTTAATCCCTTTTTATAATTATTGAGCTCGCCAAGCACTTGCTCTTTTCGGTGCCCAAGCTTTAGCAACTCGTCCTCTGGCTTAACTTTAGACGCTTCAATCGACTCTAGGTAACTTTCAAGCACCCCTTCGGCTTGCTCTTTATTTAATCCGTTTTTCTTAAAAACGTCTGCAAGGTACGGCAAATCCAAGGTCTCACTTAACCCTTTATACTTCTCTAGCTGCCCGCCCTCTTCAAAATTAAAATC